CTACTTTATTTCTCCTTGTTGGAGGTCTATAATTTTTCTATCTACTTCGTTTCTTTTTTCAACTCCGAGGTGCTGATAAATCTTTTTTAAAACCTTAATATCGTGTCCTAAGCGATCTGCTGAATAAAGGTCTGGTACACCTTGTTCATACAGCCAGGTTGCGTGATAATGCCGAAGATAGTGCAAGCGCGTCTTCGGTATTTTTTTATCTCTTACAAGTTTAGCTAGTCGACTAGAGTAACTATCCGGACGCATATCAAATATTAATCTGCTGCTTTTATTTTTATTGCTCGTTATCTCTGTCACTTTAGACTCACTGATAGGTCTCTTTTTAATAGTGTATCTATGATTTTCGCTAATATTACCCGTGAATTTCTTAACCTTGCGCTTCTTGCCAAAACCGTTTTTTATCACATCTTTTAATAGATTCATAAGATATGGGGGAGCCATTACGTCACGCATCCCATTCTCACTCTTAGTTTCCTTGAGTTCATACTTGCCGAGATCATTAATTACATAAGCTTCATCGATCCGAATAACATTATTTTTAAAATCGAAATCGTTTGGCTTGAGTGCAAAAATCTCTTCTCTCCTTAGTCCGCACCATGCAGCCAGCAATATAATGGGCTCATCAATTGTTCCCCGGACGGCATCATGAATTATTTTGAATTTTTCAGCCGTTTTAGGGACGTCCGAGTAATCTACCTTTTTCTCTTTGGGTAATTTTAGGTCCTTAAAGGGGCTCTTGTCCTTCATTGCATCGTGCATGATTCGGCGCAAGCAAGACAGGCTTCTTCTCGCGCTCGTAGAAGACATTTTTCCGAGAAGCTCATTCGCGAATTGCTGAGCATGGATCGTTCTAAGTTCCTTGAATTTCCTTTCCTTAAAGAAGGGTTTATAGTGGTTTTTTAGGTAGCTCAAGTAAAGAACATATGTGCTTGGGCTATAACTATTCTTATTCGCCTCTAGCCACTTCTTTATATATTCAGCTACTCTTACGTTCTCCAGATGGGTGAGCTTCCCTTCGTCACGTTCCTGTTCGATCTTCCTAGCGGCAGCCTTACATTCCTTAAGTCCCCGCTTAGTGACATACTCGTTTATCCTCTTCCCGTTTTCATCCCTACCAATATAGACCGTCGCTTGATAACTCCCGTTATCAAGCTTTTTTATGCTAGCCATTTACCTCACCTCACTACTAAATCTAACCGCTCTACCAATAATGCTTATCTGCCGCATATCCCTTCTTGTGAATACCTGATCCGGATAATTTGGATTTTCAGAGTGTAAAGTTACGGTTCCAGTTCCCTTATGAACACGCTTCAATGTCGCGTTTTCACCGTCCACCAAAACAGCAGCTATTTCCCCATTCTCTACATCAGATTGTTGTCGGATATAGACCAAATCCCCATCCATGATACGCGCGTTAATCATGGAATCACCTTGGACACGAAGGCAAAAATCAATGCCCATTTTCTCAGGCACATATTCATAACCTTCAATATTCTCTTGAGCGAGAACAGGGAGGCCAGCGGCAATTGTACCAAGAAGTGGGATGCGTTTATACGATTCCATGTTAGCTATTTTCTCATATTTATCATCCGTTCTGCACATAAGGAAATCTGTAGTAACCCCATAGAACTCTGCTATTTCCTGGACAAGCGAAAACCTTTGAGGTTTATGAACGTTATTCTCATACCTAGACACCATAGGTTTGCTCAGTTTAGAATCCGGAAATCTTTTGTTCATTTCCTGTGTGAATTCGTCTATTGTCAGGTCATTCTCTTTTCTAAGTCTGAATAGCCTGTCCCCAAATTGCTCCGGCATGTGTGTAACCCCTTTTAATTAAAATATATTTTAATTAGTATAACCTATACTATTACGCAATTGCAACAAAAATATGCATGTTGTCGTAAAAAAGTTGTTGACAGCGCAAACAAGGGTGCCTATACTTAAGTTGTTACAACAACGCAACAAAGATAGGGGGCGATAAAATGGCCAAGAATAGCGGTAGAAGGTTGAAACACCTTCCTTATCAAAAATTAAAGGCACTTTTAATGGAAAGGAATTTAAAGCAGAAATATCTTGCAGAGCTATTGGGACTAAGCGTAGTGACGATTAACCAAAAAATCAATGGGACCTTGGAATTTACTTATTCCGAAGTTGAGACCATTTGTGATGATTTAAAAGTTTCTACCGAAATTTTGCGCGGGCAAAAAGTTGCGTAAACGTAACTTATTTTTTACAAATCTCGAATTCTATACTAGGTTGGTTAATGGGATGAGGTGAAGGCGTGAGTAAAAATACTGATAAAATCACAAAGGCATTACAGGCGAAAGGCTATACACCAACCGATCTTGGGTGGACTCCAATCGGTGGATCGTCAATTATGAGCGGGCCAGAAGGAGGATGGTACTTAGATTTTGAGCCAGACGAAGGGATGAATCCTCCAGGTGGCTTAAGGAGCTACAACATTGTTGGGTACAACATCGGGGAGGTAATGGAGCAGATAGCCGAACTTCCTGATTGTGTTCCTGAACTGGTCAAAGCCAAAGTCCAGGAGTCAGATCTCGAGTCAGTCCAGAAAACAGAATAGGAAGTGAGGTGAATAACCATCGAAAAGCGCAAATGCCCCCATTGCGGGGCAAACATATACTCTGCAGACCACAGTAATGACTGGGAGTGCCCGAACTGCGGGAAGGAGATTCTTATTCCCAAGGAGGTGATTAACACATGCTCAGAAAGATCCTCGAGGAAAAACTAGGTCCACTGACTAACGCCCAGTTTGCCGAAGTCATGGATCTAGCCACCACAGACATAAAAGGCAATCACTATTCTAATGGACACAATCGGCTAATCCTTACCTATGTAATTGATATCGCAATAAGTTGTTTTAATTCAATGGGACGTGGGCAAGTAGCGTAAAACATTAGATTGGAGGGAGATGACATGTCCTATGAAATCATCCAGAAGCGAGGATATGTCGAGCTTTGGATAAACGGTGAATTTGCCGGAAGCTTCGACTCTGAGGAGGAGGCTAAGGCAGAAGTCGATGCTGCCTAATAACTTGTGAAGGGGTGGACTGAAATTTGGATGATGCTCTTTTAGGTAAAGTTACTTTAACTCCTGACGAAAAGGTAGTTGCAATGAAGGCCGCCAAGGATTTGATACATGGCTCTAGTTATATCTATGAGATGGTTGAAAACGATACCTTAACCGTTGAGATGCGAGACAACATGTGCAGTCTTATAGATCACTACACGAAGGAGATCTGTGTTCAATTAGGGTATGATTCGGAAGCCGCTCAGAGAATTGAAGAAAGGCACGCTGAGATCCGAAAGCTCAATGGCAAGATTCATGAACTTGAGCGTCAATTAGGAGAAGCTGCTCCTATTGATACTTTACCTAAGTTATTGCAAAACCTTAAAGATGCCGTGGATGAGTGGTGGGAAAAAGCAGGCATGGGTTATATTTTTGATTTTCAATACAGTCCATACGGTTCAGTTAATTTAAAGTTTAGCTTCTCGTTTGATCACAATTTTTCGATGTCCAGTACTCCGGTAAGTGATAAGAAAACTAAGGTTGCTCAACGTAATGACTTAGAAAAACAAGGATATATCTTTGTTGTCGATGAGCGTGAACACCGTTTGATGGACTGTGATTCTAATCGAATATTACTTCAAAATCTCTTAACGGAGCGGTTTCCGTCAATCACAATTCGGTACTGGGAGAACCGGCACGTTCACAAGAGTAGTGGATTCTCACTCTGGGGAATCAAGGCGGTTATTCAGAACATAAAGGATTTGGCGATACTCTACGATGGGACAAGCTTATCGACGGAAAGCGAGAGGGAATGAATGAATATTAAAACGATTGATCTAGTCAAGGAAGGAACTCTTCTCCCGTGTGCACCGGATGTCTGCCAAGAATGTGCCACTAAACACGATCCTGATATGCCGCACAACCAACAAAGTTTGTACTATCAATACAAGTTTTATCGACAACATGGTCGTTGGCCAACGTGGGAAGATGCTATGGAACATTGCTCAGTAGAGATGCAGGATGCGTGGAAGGAAGCGCTCAAAAAACGAGAAGTCATGGTGTAGGGAGGTTGACCCATGGATTACAGAAAACTAACTAAGGACCTGATCAAAGCAAGACTCGCAGCAGAAGAAGCGGGCCAGGGCGAAGATTGGGGAACTGCAAACCGCGACACAATGACCATTAAACTTCCACGAGCTAATGAAAAGAAAGTGATCGAAGCCGTCAAGGCAGCTGGCCTTCATACCAAAGGAAGGAGCGAATGGTTAGGACCACGTTATTTCATTTCTCCACCAGCATGAGGTCAAGGGAATTCGAGGGTCAGGGTAACCATAGCAATGGAAAAGGTGATGAAGGAAGCAGGGTATCAAACGTTGATGTATTGCCGGATGGATTTAAATAGTTAAAGGAGGGCGATCACCTTGCTTAAGCAATCCTCATTCGTGAAGTGTGTATGTGGACAAGACATGAACTTCCCCGAAGGCGAGATTAAAGCCAAATGCCCATGCGGCACTATCTGGGAATGTGGCCCGGAAGGTTATTGGTATACACAAACCCCAGTTTCATTTACTCCTTTCACAGAGTTGATGCCTATAGCCAAGTCTTGTCGTTACGAAAAATACATGGAGCGGCGGAGCAAAGGAAAGAAGAGAAAGGGAGGCCGAAGATGCTAAAACAGATCGTAAAATGCATTCGCGAGCGGCTACTCAAAATCGATTGGATCAAACTCGAGGTAGAAGCCTATAAGTTAGTCCAGGCGAAGAAAAGACATCATGAGGACTGGGCTAAGCTCATGCACAGTGGCAAGACGTTTCATACCAATGACTCCAATAAAACTATACTGGTTGATTACGTTGATACACGAATGGTTGGGCAGAGGCCCGTTACGCCGACGATTATTAGACCGTTTGGGATGGGGAGAAGAAAACGCTAAAGAAGGTGGGGTTGATCGGATTGGATCGTAAAGGCTGGTTTATCGACTTCGCCAGAGTTGCAGGAAGGAAAAATTTACAAGCTTACGCTATTGGAGTTGTCAAAAGTATTCTTTGTTGTAATTGCAATGACATAACTCTAGTAACTGAGATCCGTAACGCCATGGACTCTATGGACATAGCGCTTAACGATGAATCATTACCATGGGATGTAATAGACGCGAAAAAAGCCCCCACTGGCATGGAGGCCCCAAAGAAAAAATCTCAGCCTGATTATACCACGGAAGGCTGGAACGCGAAAGAAAATTTAAGAAGTGAGGTGCGTAAGGCTATCTAATGGCAACTAAAAAGAAATATGGCGATTCTGACTCCTACGAAAGAAAACTTGAAAGAGTTATGGAGCGGATCGGAGTTAAGGAGTTCACCTATAACTTTGACAGGCACGGATGTTGGATTGAATTCCGGTACCGAAATGATCTTTACCGATTTGAGCACAGCATAGAAAAAGCTAAGGCCAAAGGAATTAATCTGCGGTACGGTTCAGATGCATTCGCTCAGGTTGTATTAGCCCTAGAGGATCTTGCTCGAATGGTCGAGCGAGGAATCTATGAACTGGGTACCTGGGTGGCAGGGATGAAGTTTCTTCCACCTCTAGTAGAGGTCCCGAACTTTATGAAATTTCTTGGTTTTGACCAAATCCCATCCGGACCAGAGGACGTAAAGGAGCGGTTTCGGCAGCTGGCTAAAACGATGCACCCTGATGTAGGTGGATCAGAAGAATACTTTATCAAGCTAAAAGACGCCTCGGAAAAGGCAATTAAATATTTCGAGAGGTGAGAGTGATAGTGCCAACAAAAGCCATAGAGAAAATTAGATCCGAAATGACTAAAGATACCACCAACCCGTACATTCAAGTGGTAGGGGGTTTTCTGCTGCAGCATTTAGAGAGTAATCCCCAGGATGCCGAAAAGATCCTAGTTGATAATAAGACAATCGGTAAAAGCCTTGATGAGATGTGGAAAGAAGCTAAGATGAAACAGTCCAAGAATTTCGCGATGTTTACACCTCAGGAAGGTTTTGAAATTGTAATGAAATACTTCGGGATTGAAGCGGCCGCTCCAGCAACTGCTCCAAATATTCCTACTCAAAGCATTCCAAGGGATGCTGCTGTAAATCAAGCCGCTCAGACGGCTCCAAAGCCTGTCGATGACTTTGACATTAAGCTTGAGGACTTACTTAACTTTTAGGAGGTGGCTTAAGTTGATCATAGCAGAATTGGTTATACCTCAAATGTTTTCTGCTTATGCGGAAGATATGGAGTACCTTAAAAACGGATTGCACCATTTTCAATATTTCTGTGAAGAGTGTGACCAAGTGTTTTGCTCTGCTTGGGGAAAGATACCAGGGGCTATGTGGCAGTACGAACGTGGAAGTCATTTCACTTGCCCCTTTTGTGGCCATCGACATCACGAGAATGTAGTTTACATCAAACGTGATGAGCACGCTCCTAATAAAATTCGTTTAGTCGTTAAGGAATATAAAAAGATAGTTACTCTTGTAGTAACTAGTGAAACAGTGGCATTTACGGACTATCTTCATGTGAGATCAGGGTACTACAGAGAAGTTTTCCGGTTCGATATCGCTAAACAGAAGGTCACGTTTTCAGTTGATTCTAAAGCTTCAAATAGGGAACCAATCGAACTAGGAAATCCTTTCAAGTTGGAAATGTTCGAAAGTATTTTGATGTATTTTATTCCAGGTAGCCTTGCAAATTCAAAGCAAAGGTCAGGCCTAAGCGATATTTTGAGGGTTCTCCGAGAGACTGTACATTGCAAGCTTGAAAAGCACCTCAAGCACAAAGTTTCTTCCATGTACGTCAGCGCTGGTCGGTTCCACGGCGCATTCTTACTTCCCATCTTCAATATAGCGTTTCGTGTAGGTTGCCCAGATGCTCCAAACCTTCCGGTAGAATACCGTGAAAGCCCTAAAGAAGTTGAAAGTTTTTGGAAGAAAAAACTACTCGATAGCAACACTTACCTTGCTGTAATGGATGAGGTCATTAACTTAACCCGTCGAAAAAAGGACTTTGTCACGGCAATAATCAAAACTAAATCCCTGCCAGATAGACCAATGGTGCGCCGAACACTAAGGGAAGATCCATTTAGTATCAGCATATTAGCTAGAGCCTTCAATCTTTGTGAGAATTATGATTGCTCTATCCGAATGTACGAAGGCCTTAAAGAGATGGGCAATGACGCTCGCGTTAGATGGTCCGTGAATGACGGATTATTACAGTTCCTGCGCGAAATGAAGCCCTTATACGGTGAAATTGGAATTGTCCGCATGGTAGAAGACTATATGCAAACTCAGCTATGGGATTGCGTTACCTTATTTCAAGAGCTCAACAAGGAAAACCTTAACGCTCTAAGATCTGAATCAATAAGGATGAGGGACCTACATGATTGGATGTCCTTGAGGCACAAGAGACAGAAGCACATTAACCTGAAGTTTGATGTTCCTGACCATATTATCAAAAGACTGTCAATGCAAACTGACCGACTGAAATTCTTTATGCCGAAGGAATCCATGGAACTGTTAATAGCTGGTCACGAACTAAATAACTGTGTGGCTTCATACGGAAAAGCCATGAAAGATAACACGAAATGGATTGTTTTAGTTGCCGATGATAAAGGCAAATTGGCGGTTTGCTTAGAGATTAAGGGGAATGAAGTTATTCAGGCTAAGACGAACCATAATAAGGCGGTATCAGGTGATATCAAACTTAATAGTGAAGTGTTAGCTTGGGCCATGGAAGCAAATCTCGAGATAAAGACCTCAGACATTGAAATGCCAGGCAAAAAGAAACTGGCAAAAACAGGTTGAATAATTGCTTTAAATAAACGTGGGAGGGAACATTTTGAACGAAATTCTAATGATGGATAAGAATCTGTCCGTAGATAGAACACCTGAAATGATTGCTGTAGAGATCAACAGTATCAAAGAACAGACCCGCAAAACTTTTCTGTTCAACAGCATTGAAATAGGCAGGCGGCTAACGGAAGCCAAGACCATGATCGGGCATGGTGAATGGGGTGAATGGTTAGAAAAGTCTGTCGCCTATTCCCAAAGAACGGCCAATAACCTCATGAGGATTTTTACGGATTACGGTTCGTCGCAGATAACCTTTTTCTGCGATAATGCAAAATCGCAAGCGCTTGCTAATTTGAGTTATACCCAAGCGGTTGCGTTGCTCGGAATTCCTCAAAATGAGCGGGAAACATTCATCCATGATCATGACATCGACAATATGACTACTAGAGAACTGCAACAAGCGATTAAGGAGAAGCAAGAACTTGAGGCCAAAGTAATGGAACTGGAAGTAGCATGGGGCAAAGATAAAGGTATTGCTGATGATGCTAAACGCTTAGCGGATGAGAAGGCCGATGAAGCTAGAAAATTGCTCGATGAAAAACAAAGTATTGAATCTGAGTTAATGACTGCAGATAAAATGCTTCGTGATACTCAGGCCGATGTTAAGAGACTTCAGGATGCCCTAGAAAAAGAGAAAGAGAAATCCAAACAAGAGATTGACCGATTGGGGTTGTCCATCTCTGAGACCAAAATATTACTCTCTGAAGCCCAAGATTCAGGGAATAATGATGAGATTGATCGACTATCTGAATCACTTGTCAAAAGCGACAGTGAACTCACCATGGCCCAGCACAAAATCGAGGAACTTGAGCGGCAACTTAAAGAGCCGATTGAAGTTACAGCTGCACCGGTCATTGAGAAAGTACCTGAAGAAGTTGAACGAGAGCTAAATGAGCTAAGAAAAAGAAACGAGGAACTAGAAGCCAAGGGATCTCAGCCGATCAGCACGGCGACCATCAGATTCAAACTTCATTTTGACTCGTTAGTAAAAGGATTTGGAGATCTTCTGCGTGTCTTAGACGAGATCGAAGATGAAGGGAAAGAGAAGTACAAGAATGCGGTCAAGGGTCTAATTGGGAAAATGTCAGAGAAACTGTAATAAATCTATTCAAAAATAAGAAGGTGGAAAATTGGGCAGGAAGGTTTTTGTCACCAGTGATATAAGCATTGATGAAAGTTTGATTACTGTTGCTGAGCATAATCCATTAGCAGCCTTAATCTGGCCTTGGATCTTGACTGCCTTGGATGACTGGGGAAGGGCTGAGGCTAAATCAAAAATGCTTAAAGCTAAAGTCTTTCCTTGTAATGACATGATCACTGCAGAATCAATAGGAACTGCTTTACGTTTATATCACGACGTTGGCCTTGTCAAATTATATGAGGTATCAGGCAAACCATACATGTCTGTCCCTCATGATAAATGGTTCAAATATCAGACTCATATCCGTAAGGAGAAAAGAAATGTTGACGAGTCAAAATACCCAGCTCCACCGATTACGCTAGATCACGCGGAGTTGCGCGAGGAATCGCGAGAAAACGAACCTTCACCTTCACCTTCACTTACACCTACGCCTTCAGTTAATAACAACAATAACTCGCACGAGGAAATTGAAACCGTTGTGAACGAATCCGAGGAAAGCGTATCCAAAACGGCGCAAACCGTGAACGAATTGAGCAAAATCGTATCCAGGGCCGAGGATGACCGCTCCATGGCTATAGGAACGCGAGCGGTCGACTGGGCGCAAGAGAAATGGGGGCGACCGATTTCCCCTGGTGAAGCTGAGGGTATTGTTGCATGGTGCGACGAGTTTTCAACACGAGGAAGCCCCGATCCAGATGCAGTGGTCATCGAAGCTTTGAAGCAGTGCGACAATGCCAGTGTTCGCAATAAATTCTATCTGAGTACTGTCTTGACCGACTGGCGAGAGGCCGGTGTCCTAACAGTCGATCATGTTTTGGCTCGAGATGCTGAGCGTAAAAAAGCACACAAGCGTAATAAGGACCCGGGAGATAAGCCTCCGGAACTAACAAGGACCGGGAAGTACGATGCATTTTACCTGTGAAATATTACGAACAGGAGGGAGCTATGCAAAAACCAATAAGCGGGCGACAGAAACTTCGCAACTTACTACCGACGATTGAAGATTACGAGAAAGCTGTTAAGAGCCATGGGGATAATAAGGCCTTAGCAGAATCATTGGGCATACATGTTAGCACCTTACATGCGCATCTCAGGTGGATCAGGGCAGGGAAAAAGGAAATCACCACTAGAACGGACCGCATAAAGACAGATCCTAAGAGCTTGAGGGCTGCGATGGATACTTTAGTTGCTGAAAGTTGTTCGGCTAACGAGGTAAAAGTTTTCAAGCTTACTCCTGATTATCAGCCCTGCCAACCTGGTTATGAAGGATTGGAGTTTGTCGGAATTAAAAAGGGAATTACATGGACCGAAGCTGTCGCAAAGTCAAATGAAAAAAGGCGCAATTCCTTTGCGGATTGGTAAAAAGGAGTTTTGACATTGTTGAATCGAGTTGTATTGATTGGCCGTTTGACGAAAGACCCAGAATTGCGTTACACACCAACTGGAGTTGCGGTCTGCAATTTCACCTTAGCGATTGATCGTAATTTCAAGAATGCCCAGGGAAATAGAGACACTGACTTTATCAATTGCGTGGTCTATCGACAGCTTGCAGAACTCTGTGCAAATTATCTGGCCAAAGGAAAACTCGCAGCGGTGGATGGTCGGATCCAAGTTCGTTCATATACCGCTCAAGACGGTCAAAAGCGATGGGTTACCGAGGTCATCGCCGAAGATGTAAGGTTCTTAAGTCCTAAGGACAGCGGGAGCGGTAGCACTGGTGGATCAAGTCCATATGGTCGTGAAGTGAATTTAGATGACGATATACCATTTTGACAAAAACGGAGGATTAACAGCCAATGCTTGATAGATCAAAGGTGAAACTATTTAAAATTAATGATTGTGACTGGGTTGCTGCGGAGTCCGAAGAGCAGGCACTTGAGTGGTATCTCAAGGAAACCGGAATTTCGGAAGAAGAAAGCCCCTTTGAGGAAATCAAAGAGGAATCTATTGAGAAATGCTTTCTTTGTCCATTCTCAGAGCTTACCCCTGAAGAAAAGAACATGAATTTTGTTATTACTGAACGTCATGGCGAAAAATGGGTCTGGCTCCCGTTCAGTTACATCCTCACAACTATTCCAAGTATGGAAACGCCTTTTATGGCTGGGAGTACAGAGTATTAAAAGGGGTGGTCATAAGTGAGTAGAGTTGAGCGCAAGAACCCCGAGGGATATAACGATCCAACTGCTTACGAGGCCATAAAACAAGTTAAGGATCCACGCCGGCAGCTCCAAGGAAAGAGGTCAAAGATTGTCGGTGAATACTTTGAAAATCTCATTTCCTCAGCCTGCGATTATTACCGAGAACAAGGCATTGCTCACATCGAGAAAACTCCAGAGCCCATGAAGGTATTAAAACCAGTGCCTAGACAGGCAGGACGGTTTATTGCTTGCTTTGAAAAGGCCGCTCAACCGGATTATAAAGGCACCCTCAAAGGCGGACAGGCCATTGTTTTTGAGGCTAAACACACGGACAATGATCGAATTGAGCGGGGCCGGTTAACGCAGGAACAACTTGACGGACTTGAAATGCACCATCGGCTAGGAGCATTGACCTTTATAGTTGTGTCCTTTGAGTTTCAGGACTTCTTCAGGATACCTTGGGAAGTATGGAGAGACATGAAAAAGATCTACGGCCGCAAATACGTTAAGCCTGAAGAACTTGAAACCTATCGAGTAAAGGCGACTAGTCAAATGATCTTGCTTTTGAACGGTATAGACTAAATTCGCAAGCGCTTGCTAATTTGAATTTTAGGAGGAAATGAACGATGAGGGCTTTAACACTATGGCAACCTTGGGCCACATTAATGGCGGAAGGTCACAAGAAGATTGAGACACGGAGTTGGGGCACTAATGTCCGTGGAGCGGTTTCAATACACTCTGCAAAAAAGCCATTCAAAGAGGTCAAAAGCCTAATTCATCCAAGATCCATTGAGGCTATAAGCAGGCTTTTATATCCATTCTCACTGGACAGGCTCCCAACCGGTTACGTATTGGGAGTTGGGAGACTAACAGACTGCAAACTGATTGACGAGGCATTTCTTGAAACATTAGATCCGACTGAGCGACTTTTAGGTGATTATACGATCGGTAGATATGCATGGATCTTCGAGGATGTAAAACATTTTAAAAGTCCAATCTTGGCCAAAGGTTCACAAGGCTTCTGGGATTGGGTAGTGCCTGACGGGGTTGAGGTAATGCCATGAATATTAAGATTTGGCCGCACAAACCTGGTGACGGAGGCATAGCCTGTATGCCCTTGAAGAAAAACATTCCGGATGCAAGCCAAAGGCCAGATTGGAAACTTACAACCTGCCCAGTGTGTGGGGAAGAGTGCTGGGAGACAGAAGCATTAAGAGAGCTAATTAAACGTGAAGGTTGTGCTGCAGCATGTACAGCCTGTGCATTACGAGCTGGTATTGCCAGGAGTGCTAAATGAGGATGCGGAGCGGGTCGTATAAAGGAGGATATGGAGCCATGACAGGGATTAAGGAAATGCGAGACCTGATGCTTGAGTTAATGGAAACACCGGGACGCATCCGTTATCTTGCATATGCCATCATTAAGCGCTGCTCTTGAAAGAACTTACCGGTGTCGCATTTGCGGATGCACTCAGGATAACGCATGCATTGGAGGATGCTCATGGATAGAGGAAAATTTATGCAGTCAGTGTATTGGGATTGATTGACAATGCAAGATAAGTAGGAGGGATTTAGCGTGGGCGACTTCTACAACGAGCGTCCAGTTAAAAAAACCAAAAAGATTCACAGATGCTTTGGATGTAGGGGAAAAATACCAATTGGATCAAATTGTTTTTATATGTCATGGGTAAACGATGGGGGCTTTGGAGCGGACTATCTATGTATCAAGTGTAAAGATTTTTTAGTTAAGAATCCTGAGTTTGCTAGAGATGGTTATGGCGAGGGAGATATTAAAGATGCAATGTTAGAGGATGAAGAGTGGAGGAAACAACGTGAGAAAATGTTGTGATTACGCATGAAAGCAATCGTGGTCTTAAACGGCCAATTTTACTCAGGTGAGAACACTAAGGAAAACAAGCTAACATTTAGCCATAAAAGATCGGATGCAGTGATCATTGATGAGCGGAGACTGAGGTTTATTATCAAAACAATCACTAATTGGTTCATGGATGAGGAAATCGTACTAAAGAGGTTGGAGGTACAAGATATTGTGTAATTGCCGAACGTGTAAAGCTGGACCTTGCCAGTGTAAATCATGCAAAGAAAAGGATAAGTGCGGATATGTTCGCATCGATGACTGCAGATGGTTGAGGATCGGAGGTAAGAAAGGTGCTTAAATGCGGTGATTATTTCTGCTCCAACTCAGATGTGAAGGATACGAATGAGTGCCGGCAATCAAAACTTGAGAAAAACCCAAAGTGGAAAGGGCATTGTTTTCATATGAGTTTTGGCCAAGGATGTAAGGAGTGCGGAGGCAAAGCTGTCAGAGCGAGCGGCTGCCAACATTGCCTAGATTGCGGCTATAGTAGTTGTGGATAAAGGTAAGAAGGCGAGGAATAAGCGTTGGAAATAAAATTGACAAAGCACATCCTTGGCAGACTCCAGAAACTCCATAAAAACATTGAGGAAAACGAGCGATATGCAAACGAAATAAATGAATGGCTCAAAAAGTTTGATATGGAGTTTAATTCAAATATGGAATTGATTTATTCCAAGATAGTAAAAGGCGAGGTTATAGAGAAGAATGGCAAAGAGTACCTGAAGGTCGAGGGGAAAACTTTAGCTGAGTCAAATAGGGATGGAACATTTGTCCACCAAGTCAATGACTATGAAGATAGTTTCCATGGTGAGTTCTATTTCAGAGTCGATAATGAGAGATTCTTGCAGATATTTTATGATTGTTGAATGTGGATAACATGTTAATCAATTGTGGATAAAAGTGAGGAGGAGGGCCAATGGCAAGCCTTAGCACTTTAATCCAATATGCTTATAAAAAGGTAGACGAACGTGATCAGGGTGTTTGTCAGCACCCTGGTTGCGGAAGCTCATACAAATTAGACCACCATCACATTGAATTTCGTAGTGAGGCAAGGGACAGAGTAGCATACGTTGAGAACATCGTAACATTATGCCAAGCTCATCATCACGGGAAAGAAGGGCCTCATGAATCAGCGTTCTGGCGTGAGTACTGGAAACAATGGCAAGTAGAGAAATATCCTTACTATATGACTAAGGTGGAACAGAACGAGTTGGAGCGGATTAGATTAAAACGCTTCACTGATAAGAGGGTAATATCTAGACTTGATGAGCTCGAAGGAAAGTTGAAGGAGTGGGAAGAGTGCAAGATTGCGGTGTGATTAAAACAACAAGTTGAGTTATTGTGTAGGGAAAGGGGATAAGGCATGATACCATACGAGATCGAGCGTTTAATATATCAGTGTGTTTTGGGCGGGGGCATCGTGGTAATTGCATCTGATGACGAACTCGCCTCCGAACGCTTTGAAGAACTCAGGAAGGCCGTTATTGTAGCTTCCGATGAACTTAGAGCTATCATGGACGAAACAGAACAAAATATTAGCCGAGGGCTAAGTGATTATGAGCCAAAAGGTATATCGGTTGAATTACTCGAGCAGATCCAGGCTATACAGATTGGTGCCGAGATCGAGAAGGAATGGGCGGAAAGGCTGAGATTATTCTCTAAGTGTTTTACTCAGGCCTTACGCAACAACTACCGCAAACTCCACGCGCTGCCGCTTAAACGTAGGCCAAGATGCCGATGGCGGCCTAGAGAAAGTAGGCGGTCTCTGGATGGGTTAAGTCCTCAAATTGTGATAGTGGATGAACTTAATGAATGGAGATAAAGAAGCGGAGGTGTAGCATCAATGGGCGGTAAAAGACTTGGCACGGTCAATGTTCAAGAGATAGCCACGGCAGCCGCCATCGAAGCGCTGAAGCTCCAGAAGAAAGACGAATTAGAAAGGATCAAGAAAAATAGATTTCACAATACCGAGTTGCTACTTAAAAACTATCTAAATTTAATTGAACACTTTGAGTTATCGCAGGATAAAGCATCAGTAGAAGATTTAGAAGCATTTGACTTCGATGGAGCTGATGTAGACGATATTATCATTCGTTCGATTAGAAGAAGTAGAATAAGGACGCTAGTCATGGTCTTACAAATTGAAGCTTGCTTAGGTAGGCTAAGGGGCAAGATGGCTGATAAAGGGCAGCTAGAAAAGTATGTGGTAATCGAAAAACTCTATCTTGATCCTGTAAAGAGTTCTATGCCTTTGACGGAAAGAAAGCAAATAATAGCAGCTGAGGTGCATTGTGGAGAGACCTCGGTTTGGAAATGGCGCAATGAAATGATTAATGAGCTTAGTGTTTTATTATTCGGAGTAGACGGTATAAGACTAGAAATTTAGCGCGAATAAAGTGCGAATTTACAGCAAAAATATGCCATGTTATGATTGTAGTATCAAATTTTGTGATTAAGAAAACATTGTGAGAGGTGGCGGACATGATGTAAGCACAAACCTTTTAAACTATATAACATGAAAACAAGGCACTTCCTAACTGGAGGTGCTTTTTATATTCGATAAAGGAGGGGGAGCATGGCTAAGAGAATCAGAATTGAGCCTGCCCTTTTTCAATGCCCAGTCTGCAAGAAGAAGTTCTTTTCTTTCAAAGAAAGAATGTGGTGTCCTGAGTGTACAAAGGAGACCGAGGATACCATTGAGGCGGATGATAGGGGAGAAGAAGGTTAATGGATAACCAAGTGGTGTGGTTGATTGAAATTTGTCTCCTAGAATAAAATGGGTCCTTCCAGAGATCTTTGCCTTATGCGGGGCTGGCGACTCCCGAGATTTGTCTAGATACAGATATTTTTAGATGGTGATTTCCTTCCGTTTTTAGGAGGTATTATGGGCACAAAAAGAATAGCATCAATTGATGGGTTGGTAGTCACTACTCCTGTGATTTCAAGCTTATTTGGGCTTACTGACAGAAGGGTCAGACAACTGGTTGAAGAGGGTATAATTGGTAGGGTAAAAAACGGAAGCTATGATCTCGCACAAACGGTAAAACAATACATTATGTTTCTAAGGGCTAGCTCTGATGGCAAAGAGCTAGAACGAGACTCAGAGTCGATGTATTTACTCGAAAAGACAAAGCATGAAGCAGCCAAGAGGGAGATAGCTGAAATCGAACTCGCACAGATCAGAGGCAGGATGCACGATGCCGTTGATATCGAACGAGTAATGACCGATATGCTTATGGCTTTCAGGGCAAAGATGCTTACCATGCCATCTAAAATTGCTCCTTTGCTGATTGCACATAATGAGATAGCTGTCATTCAGGACATCATCCAAAAGGAAGTACATGAGGCATTAGCGGAATTGGCAGAATATGATCCTGAGGTATTCTACGGAGATAAATATATTGACACTGATCTCTTAGAAGATGAAGAAACTGAAGGCGATGCCGATGAAGGCCAACAATAAAACAGTAAGATTATTTAAGCGAATAGTAAAGATTGTTGCTCCACCACCTTTATTAACGGTAAGTGAGTGGGCTGACTCGTATAGGCGTCTTTCCTCTGAAGCATCAGCTGAACCAGGACAATGGCGGACCAGTCGGGCACCGTACCAGCGTGGGATTATGGACGCTGTTAACGATGCAGAGACCCAAACAGTGATAGTTATGTCGAGTGCTCAGGTTGGGAAATCGGAAATTTTACTTAATATACTGGGTTACTTCATTGATTACGATCCAGCCCCAATACTAATGCTTCAGCCAACTATTGATCTAGCACAGGCATTTTCAAAAGATCGTATTGCGCCTATGTTTAGAGATACACCGGCGCTAAAAAACAAGGTCAAAGATGCAAAGACCCGAGATTCCGGAAATACACTGTTGCACAAAACCTTTCCTGGTGGTCACATTACGATAGGTGGAGCCAATTCGCCTGCAGGTCTCGCCAGTAGACCAATTCGGATACTACTTGGCGATGAGGTGGATAGATATCCTATTAGCGCTGGTACAGAGGGTGATCCTGTTAACTTGGCTGCCAAAAGGACCACAACCTTTTGGAATAAAAAGAAGGTATTTGTTTCAACTCCAACGATTAAGGATGCATCAAGAATTGAGGCAGAATACGAGGATTCGACCAAAGAACAGTATTGTTATAGGTGTCCTCACTGCGGAGAATATCAACCACTTACTTGGGGACAAATAAAATTCGAAGATGTTACCATGGAATGTAGAGCTTGCAGGGATCGTTATGGAGAATTTGAATGGAAAGCCCAACCGGCGGATTGGATTCCAAGACAAGAGAACTTAGGCAAAAGAGGTTTTCACCTAAATGAGCTATACAGCCCATGGAAACGTTGGGAAGAAGTTATTGACGATTTCAAAGATGCAAGTTCAAAAGGTGCAGAAGTTCTTAAAGTTTTTGTAAATACTTCCCTTGGTGAAACATGGGAGGAACGCGGTGAAACTGCAGATGAAGAGGAATTAATTAAGCGCCGTGAACGGTACGAATGCGATTTACCGGACGGCGTTTTAGTCTTAACTGCAGCCGTTGATGTTCAGGACGATAGACTTGAAGCTGAAGTTGTTGGTTGGGGAGTCGGAAAAGAAAGTTGGGGAATTGAGTACCGGGTATTATATGGAGACCCAGGACAAAAAGCTGTTTGGGATCAACTAGATGATCATTTAAATAAGCAATGGAAATTCAGTGATGGGCTAGAAGTTCCTATATCATGCTGTTGCATTGATAGCGGTGGTCACTTTACTACCGAAGTATATAAATTCTGTAAGCCCAGAGAGCAAAAGAGGATATTTGCTATCAAAGGAAAAGGCGGAGATGGCGTTCCGTTCATCGGTAAAGCCACACGAACTAACCGTCAGAAAGCAGCGCTTTTTCCGATTGGGGTAGATGGCGGAAAAGATGTTGTCCTTACTCGTTTGAAAGAAGAGTTTGAGGGCAAGCCTGGGTACTGTCATTTTCCTAAGGAACAAGAAAAAGGCTACGATGCCGATTATTTCAAGGGACTAACGTCAGAAAAAAGGGTTATGCGGTTCCATAAAGGAAGGCCTAGATTTGAGTGGGTCAAGAAATCAGGGGTAAGAAATGAGCCTTTAGATATTCGAAATTACGCCACAGCGGCCCTTGAAATACTTAATCCTAACCTTCAGATGCTATCTGAACAGCAGAAAAACGGTAGCATTTATGTCCAAAAAGACACAAAAAAGCCCAATCCAGGGGCTAAAAAACGCCGAACAATTTCAAAAGGAATTCAATAAACGCTAAAACATAAGCGTTTTTCTTATTTTAATGAAAAGATGGTGAATTTATGGCTCCATGGACATTGGATACAGCAAAAACACATTTGCAAGCCTGGATGGATGCAGAGCTCGCGATTTCGACAGGGCAATCCTACAGAATTGGATCTAGGCAACTCGAAAGAGCAGATCTAGGAGAAGTTAGGAAGCAAATAACTTACTGGCGTAATGAGGTATCAAAATTAGAGAGTAATAGGTCTAGAAGAGTCATGCGAGTGGTTCCCAGAGACTTATAAGGGGTGATTGAATGAATATCCTAGAAAAAATTATAGGCCAAATTGCTCCTCGATCAGCACTTCAAAGGGCTATGGCTAGAAAACAGTTGCAGATTATCAATTCCGGTTATTCAGAACACGGAGCGAGTCATACAAAAAAGAGTTTAATCGGATGGATAAGTCGTGGAGGATCTGCAAAAGAGGACATTGAGGATAATATTGCAACATTACGTGAGCGTTCTCGCGACCTTTACATGGGAATACCACTTGCAACTGGTGCACTAAAAACTGCTAGGACTAATATTGTTGGATCTGGTCTTAAGCTTAATGCCCAAATCGATTACGAGTATCTTGGTATGACAGAAGAAGAGGCTGATGCCTGGGAAACTAAGGTTGAACGAGAATTTTCTCTATGGGCAGATTCGATTCACAGCGATGTTCAGCGGATGAACAACTTTTATGAGATTCAACAGTTAGCTTTCTTGTCTCAACTTATGAGTGGAGACGTTTTTGCACTTCTCCCATTAATAAAACGACCTAACATGCCCTATGACCTTCGAATTCGACTCATTGAAGCAGACCGGATTTGTAATCCAAATACCTATAGTCCTTACACAACAAGCACCAACCCAATGATTGTTAACGGGGTTGAAATCAACCAGACTGGAGAAGTGGTCGCGTATCATATTGCTCAGGTTCATCCATCAGCAACGATTGGTAAAGAAAATCAGAAATGGATCAGGGTTGAGAAGTTCGGATCAAAGACCGGACGCCCGAACGTCATTCATCTTATGGAGTCCGAACGGCCTGAGCAACGTCGAGGAGTACCAATCCTAGCACCAGTAATTGAATCGCTGAAACAATTGGGACGATATACGGAAGCTGAGCTTATGGCAGCCGTGGTATCTGGCATGTTCACAGTCTTCGTTGAAACCCAAAATCCTGTTAACGATCCTCCTCTAGGAGAAGTCATCGACGAAGACTCAAGGGTTGATGACTCAGATGAAAATAGTTACGAGCTTGCGAATGGGGCTATTATTGCTCTTGGTGAGAATGAGAAGGCAAATGCAGTGAACCCTGGGAGGCCCAATACAGCGTTTGATGGATTTGTGACGGCTGTTTGTCGTCAAATTGGAGCTGCACTTGAGATTCCTTACGAACTTCTAATGAAACATTTTACTGCATCGTATTCGGCTAGTCGTGCGGCACTTCTTGAAGCATGGAAGATGTTTAGGATGCGAAGGTCATGGATGGCAAACGATTTTTGTCAACCAATATACGAAGAATGGCTTTCAGAAGCAATAGCTAAGGGGAGAATTTATGCTCCTGGCTTTTTTACTGACCCGATGGTAAGGAAGTCTTACTGTGGGGCAGAATGGAACGGTCCATCGCAAGGCCAGATTGATCCGTTGAAAGAGGCAAAGGCAGCCGCTAAACGAGTTGAAGAAGGGTTCAGCACCAGGCAAAGAGAGACAGTAGAGCTTACTGGTGGAGATTGGTACAAGAACCATAGACAACGAGTTAAAGAGGAACAATTGCGCAAAGAAGGCGGTTTGATTTTAGAACCGCAGGCAGGAGATGGGGAAGGAGGTGAAAAGAGTGAAGAAGATTAGCATAAAGGGGCCAATCATACCTAGTAACTATCAATGGATCTATGATTGGCTAGGAATGGAAGCAACAAGTCCTAAAAAAGTGTCAGATCAGCTAGCGGCAGCCAATAACGAAGATATTGAAGTTGAAATTAACAGCCCTGGAGGATCAGTCTTTGATGCCTCTGAAATATTTACAGCACTAAAGGAATACAAGGGGCATTCTACCGGGAAGATCGGTAGCCTTGCTGCTAGTGCTGCATCTGTCATTGCCATGGGTGTAGATAGGTTGTTAATGTCTCCAACGGGACAGATGATGATCCATAACGCAAAGGGCAATGGCAGTGGAGATTATAGAGATATGGACCATATGTCTGAAGTTCTTAAAAATGTCAACCAGACGATTGCAAATGCCTATCGTTTAAAAACGGGAAAATCCTATGAAGACTTACTATCCTTAATGGATGGAGAAAAATGGATGACACCGCAACAGGCATTGGAACTCGGTTTCATCGATGAAATCATGTTCGATGATCAAGCGAGTTTCGTAGCTAGTGCCGCAGATAACTCTCAACTATTGCCACAGAAAGTCATAGATAAGATAAGAAACGAGCTTATGAAAAACGGCTCCCCTATAAACAACCTAGGAGAGCAATCAAATAAAAAGGGGGAAGGCAAAGTGCTTACACTTGAACAACTGAAAAACGAGCATCCAGACTTATACAATCAAGTCGTGAACGAAGGAAAAGAGGCTGGTATCCAGGCCGAAAGAAAGCGAATTCAGGCCATCGATGAGCTTGCAATGCCGGGAAACGAAGATCTTGTCAATAAAGCTAAGTTTGAAACCGGTATCTCTGCTGAGCTAGTGGCTATGGAAATCATTAAGGCAGAAAAACAGCGCGGAACTAATTTTCTCAATAATAGGCAACAGGAAGCTGATCCGCTAAATAACGTTGATGGATCAGCTGCTCCTCAAAATGCAGAGAAAGATGAGAAAGAGAGACAAGATCTTGTTAAAAACATGGTTAGTGGTGCTAAAAAAATGAGAGGAGTTGAATAATTATGACGGTACTCGATACTTTTACCCCGGATAATCTTTTCGCGGGCAACGTTTTTCCAGTCGTAATGGACAAAGGAACAATCACCGGAGCAAGCCTCACCCGTGGAACGGTCTTAGGTCAAGTCACAACAGGGGGAAAACTTGTAGCAGTTGATAGTACTAAATCAGATGGTAGTCAAACCGTTTATGCAATCTTAGCTGAAGATGCTGATGCAAGTGAGGCCGATAAAGTTGTCCCAATATGCCTAACTGGTGAGTTCAACGAGGCTAGGCTAATTTTTGGTGGAACCGATACAGCAGCCACCCACAAAAGCAATGCCCGTAAAGTAGGGATCTTTTTCAAGCTTGCAGAAGCGTAATTTAATTAACGAGGGGGAAAGTAAAAATGGCAATCAGTATCTATGATCCAAGAACTATGATTGAGGCTGTTCGGATTATGCCTCCAGTTCACACATTTTTAAGAGATACGTTCTTTAGTAAACCTCTTACCTTTCCGACTGAAAAAGTTGATGTCGATTTCTTTAAAGGGAAACGGAAGATGGCACCTTTTGTTCATCGTAAAATTGGTGGGAAGACTGTCGAAAACACTGGTTATCAAACCAATACGTTTACTCCTGAACTCGTGGCTCCTGACAAAATTACAACGGCGGAGGATCTAATGAAGCGTATGGCAGGAGAACAGCTATATGGGGGTATGTCACCTGCTCAAAGAGCAGCTGAAAAGATTGGGCAAGATTTAACGGAACTTGACGAAATGATTACTCGTCGAGAAGAATGGATGTGTGCTCAGGCATTGTTTACCGGTATAATTCCTGTCAAAGGAGAAGGGTTAGATTACGTCATTGATTTTAACTTCACCAATAAGGAAACCCTTTCCGGGACTGATCTTTGGTCTGATACCACAAATAGTGATCCTGTAGCAGATTTAGAAAGATGGTACCGCGAAGTTCAAATCAAGGGCATGATTAACCCTGATATGTGTATTATGGCTGACGATGCTGCCACTGCTTTTGCAAACCATCCAAGAGTTCAGAAAATGTTAGATATGCGCCTGGTTAATTCAGGGGCAATTGATCCTAAGCAATTACCAAACGGTGTAACTTACATCGGTCGTATTAATAAGCTTGGCCTCGACATCTACCAGTACAACGAGTGGTTTCTTGATGACTGGACAGATCCTGAAACACCAGTCAATAAGCCTCTAGTTCCAGTAAGCACTGTAACACTTGCGAGCTCAAGAGCCCGATACAGTATGGCCTATGGAGCCGTAACCTTAATTGACAAAGACTCAGAAGCATTTTTTACTATCGAAGGTCCTCGTGTTCCCGATAGCTGGATTGCAAAAAAACCAGCGCGTCGATTCGTTCAACTAAATTCAAAACCATTGCCTGTACCCCACGAAGTAGATTCGTGGTATGTCGGCAAAGTGCTTTAAGGGAGGATTATTAATATGCCCGTAATAGCAAACGAACGAATTCGCCATAGCGGTGATGTTTATGAAAAGGGAGAAGTTCTAGAAGGTCTTAATAAAAAGGATGAGGAAAGACTACTAAAACTTGGTTCTGCTTCTAAGTTCCCCATACCAAGTAAAACAAAGAGCAAGTCCATTGAAAAAGTAAAAGAAGGTGAATAATCATGCCTAAGCTGCATGATTATTTTAATTCGGACCTTAATACATTCGTTGATCAAGATGAATTTGCTGGAACTCAAAACATCGATGGCCGTGATCTTGTCATCATTTTAGATAACGACCGCCTCAAGGAACGGTCCCAAAAGGAATATGACGGGATATCGGTTGGAGAGATACTTTTCTTTGTTAAAAAATCTGATTATGGGAGTCGCCCAGAAGCAGGAACTCCCATAATCTTTGGAACGCGGCAGATGTATGTTTTTGATGCACGAGAGGATATGGGAATGTATGAAATCATTCTCCGCCAGAATAGAGGTGTTTAGCCGTGGCCAACAGAAACATATTCGTCGACACAAGGCAAGTAAATCGCTTAACAATTGAACTTAGAGGTTTCGAGAGACAAGTTGGTGTTGCGACCTATCACGCATTACAGCGTACAATTGACCAAACTATCACGCATGTTGGGCGTATAGTGCCAAGAGCTTACGCGATCAAAGCAAAAGAGGTTAAAGATAGCTTTGCAGGAGGTATCAAGCGCCCAACTCAAAGTAATTTGAAGGCAAGTATAACTTCAAAAGGTCATACGCTTTCATTAGCGCACTTCCCATTTACTCCAAAGACCCCTCAGAGGTCTGGACGTAGAAAGAAAGTAGCTGTCGCAATTAAGAAGGGTGGAGGTAAAAAAGTAATCAATACTAATCCACTTCCCTTCGTCGCAACTACTGGAGCAAGATCTCCTGGGTTAACCCAGTTTAATGTGTTTCGTCGCGAAGGAAGAGCTCGTTTACCTATTAATGTGCTAAGAACGTTATCCATACCGCAGATGATCACGAATGAAGATATCGCTGATCAGATCCAGGCGTTTGCGACTGAGAAACTTAACACTCGGCTTGAGCACGAAATTACTAGAGCTATGACTTCAATGAGTGACTCCATAAGAAGGGGTAATTAGATTATGTCTACTATTACTGCTTTAGAGGTGTTAAAAGAATTCCTTTTGGAAAAAGTTACACCCTTTATTAAGCTTCAAAAGCCTAATGACAACAATGTACAAGAGTACGAACTCGTTAATCCTAAGGTTCATATTGGATGGATCCCGCCAAAGGGATATCTTCCGGAAGGAATGGAGTCTACCATACCTTGTCTTGTCGTAGGGATGGATGAAGGAAGCGACGATGGGCAGAGTTCGGATATTAGCGTAAGGATAAGTATTGCTGTTTTTAGCCCTGGACTTCATGAGCCAGTCGCAATTGATGAATTAAAGTATACGCCTGATTTTCAGGGGTACATTGATTTGGTAAACCTCATTGACCGGACAAAGGCTGAGCTTATAAAAAACCAGATTATCAAAAGCTCTTTAACAGTTCAAGATCAAGTTAAATGGGGTATGTATCAAGATCAGCCATATCCTTATTGGTACGGATGGATAACGTTTTCCATTAATAAACAATCTTACTCGCGTTCTGAGATATTAAAAAACTTATAGTGAGGTGATTTACTTGTATCGACATGGTGCATTTGCTGACATATTAGCAACTAAGGATTATATCCCACCTAAAGGAGTAAGCACGCTCCCTGTGTATTTTGGTTGTTTGCCAGTACATCAGCTTGAGGATTATAGCGGTGCCGTTAATAAGCCGGTACTTGTGCAGAGTTACAACGATGCCGTGACTAAAGTCGGATACAATGATTCCGATTGGGATAATTACGATTTGTGTGAAGCCATCTATGCGCATTTCAAGAATGATATTCAGGCCATAGGACCGATTGTATTAATTAACGTTCTTGACCCTGATACGCATATATCCGAAGGGAAAACAGACTCAGTTACTCTGACAAATAGCAAGGGATACATCAGTAATAACAAAGTGATCCTGAAATCGATTGCCATTGCAGGCAAGGTCAGGGGAACTGACTACACTGCGGCTTATACTGCAGATGGAAGTAAAGTGTTAATAACGGATTTATCGGGAGTCATTGTTTCACCAGTTGCTGTTACTTTTGACGAAGTTGATCCGAGCCTGGTACTATCAACAACCTTAATCGGAGGAACGGATGGAACAACTGGAGCAAAGACTGGTATCAGTGTTGTTGATTTGGTATACCTAACTCACAACATGATTCCAACCCTATTCGTTTCCCCTGGTTGGAGCTTTGATCCTGATGTCGATGTGACGTTAAAGGCGGCGGCTCAAAAGATTAATGGCCACTGGTACGCATTTGTAAACTCTGACATGGACACTACGGCCACGACAGACACTATCGCTAAGGCGAAGGCATGGAAAGATACAAATGGCTTCGATAGCCATCTAGAGGCCCCATGTTGGCCTATGGCAAAGAATGGGGACCGTAAATTCCATCTTTCCACTCTCGCAACTGTGACTATGCAGTGGGTCGATTATCAAAACGACAACGTGCCAAGTGAAACGCCGTCAAATAAACCTGTTGATGTAACTGGAATGTGCTTAGCTGATGGTTCAGATATTGTCTTTGACCAAATGCAGGCCAATGATCTCAATAGTAAGGGGATTAGAACTCTCTCTTACTGGGGCGGACGTTGGGTGCTCTGGGGTGGTCATACCGGGGAGTATGAGTATGGAAAAGACATGGACAAAGCAAATGTCTTTGACTGCGGAGTAAGGATGCTCCAGTACGTGGCCAACACCTTCCAGTCTCGGTATGGAATACTGGTTGACAAACCTATGAGTCGGTCAAGGGTTGAAACGATAATAAATGACTTCCAAGAATGGTTCGATACTTTGACTGCTCAGGGGAAAATTATGCTTGGCAATATTGCCTTCAATGAAATAAGTAACCAGACATCGGACATCGTTGAGGGTGATTTTGTATTTGATGTAGCCACAACTACAACGCCACCTGGTAAATCACTGACAGCTAAAATAACCTACACTACCGCAGGTCTGAGTGTTTTGTTTGGAGGTGAATCTGCATGAAGATATCAGGAAGCGTAATTGCGCATAAACTTTTATCCGATAATATTGAAATCGATGATAACGTATCCTGCGAATTGCCATCGATTGAATTTGGAACGACGGAAGTAAAAGGCGCTGGGGTCCTGGGAACCGTTGACATGCCTTCCCCAACACAGATTAATGCCATGACCTTTAAAATAAGTTCACGGTCCATAAATAAAAAAACAGCTGCGCTTGCAAAGACCGGTAAGCAGAGTCTCGAATTGCGTTTTGCTCGAGATGTCATTCAGTCAGATGGAAATGTTATCCCTGCAAGTACGAAAATCTTTATTACAGGAGTAGTTAAGAAGTACGAACCTGGTAAAGTAGAGCAGGGTGCGACTATGGATGGAAGCATGGAGTTCGAAGTATTACGTTACCGTCAGGTTATCGAAGGTGAAGAAGTCCTGCTAATCGATAAGTTTAATTATCAATATGTGGTTAACGGCGTTGACTACATGCAAGCGATCAGAGCGATTCTTGGGTAACAAGAGTCGCTTTCTTTTCTAAATTTAAATACTTGGAGGGAATAAAATATGGCAGAAACTCTTAAATTAACCAAACCACTTAAGATCATTGGCGCGAATGAAGATAGAGAAATAACTGAACTACCTTATGATTTCGAGAACATGACTGCTAGGGACAAGTTAAACGTCGGGAAAAAAATGAAAAGCGACGGATACCCCATTGTTATGGAAGAGCTAGACATGGATTATCATTTATACCTCTTTGCTGAAGCGGTTTGTGTAGCCGATCGATCGATTGACACTTCCGACGTGCTAAGGATTAGTGCCAGGGATGCACAGAAAGCAGCTCAGTTGGCAAGAAATTTTTTCTTCTTCGATTTGGAGGAGCTGTCCAAGATGATCTGATAAAAAGATTAATCGCTAGAGTAACCCTTCAAACGTCTACTTCAGCAGAATTTTGTTACAATATGTCGCTTGTGGATTTTATTGAATTTTATGAGACCCTTATTGAAGAGTCAAATAAATTAAGAAAGGAGGCTAATGATGGCAAGTAGGCGGGAACTAAGAGCATTAATAACGATTGCCGGCCGGATCGATCCGTCCCTGCAAAGCGCCATGATGCGGGCTTCTGGCCAAAGTGCCAGGCTTGCGTCAAATACGGCTAGATCTGCGAGTGGATTAAATAGAGTTACAGGCGCTGTTGTTGCACAAATTACGGCATTAGCTGGTTCATTAGCTGCCGTATTAGGTATCAGTAAAATTATTGACGCTGCAGATGCCTGGACTACCGTGAGATCAAGAGTAGGGCTTGTGACGGAAGGTATTCAACAGCAACAGGAGTCCTTAGAAATCATCTACGAAATATCCCAAAAAACTAGGCAGTCTTATGCGGCTACTGGAGATTTGTATACTAAAATAGCTATGAACGCCAAGCAACTAGGATTAGCAAACAATCAGGTTCTCCAGATCACAGACACTGTTAATAAAGCATTAAGGATCGGGGGAGGAACTACCCAACAAAATGAAGCAGCTATCATACAATTTAGCCAGGCATTAGCATCTGGACGTTTACAAGGCGATGAATTGCGCTCTTTGCTTGAGAATGCCCCGAGATTAACTAAAGCTGTAGCTGACGGATTGGGAGTAACTGTCGGATCACTTAAGAAGTTTGGTAGCGAGGGAGCTTTAACTGCTGATGTCATCATTAATGCACTTCGGAATCAAGGTAAAGTTATTGATCAGGAATTCTCTAAAATGCCTGTCACGATTCGTAGTGCCTTTACCTATTTTAATAATGCCTTTGGAAAGTTTGTTGACGATACGGGAAAAACAACAAACATTTTTAACCGACTTTCTTCCGGTATGATTAAAGCTACAGATATGCTTTTTATCAGTTTGGAGAAACTAGGGAACAATCAAGCCGTAGCGGATACTTTCACGAATATAGGCAACGGTATCCAATGGGCCAGAGATAACTCTAATTGGTTGATCCCTGTAGTTCAGGGGCTAACAGGAGCATATGTGAATTATAAAGCGATCCTTATCGCAACTACTATCGCCCAACGAGCCAAAAATATTGCATCTTTAGCCTCAAGTGGTCTTATCGCAGCTCAATGCGCATGGATTGAATATCAATCATTTGTCTCCGCTGGAGGGGCTAGAAGTATAGGAATCATTACTGCAGCTCAATGGCTATGGAATGCGGCAATGACGGCTAACCCAATAGGGACAGTAGTCACAGCAATAGGCCTCCTGATAGGTGCTGGAGTTTTACTTTGGAAGAACTGGGACTGGGTTATGGCAAAAGGAAGAGAGCTCTTTGAGTGGATCAGTAAGGTTGCCGAACCTATTGGGAAATTCTTTGGCGGTGGACAGTCAAACGCTCCTAACACAGCATCATTCTCGACAGCTGATATGTATGCATCAGGAGGCATAGCAACAAGAGCCTCTATCTTCGGCGAAGCTGGTCCGGAGATGGCGATCCCGCTGCAACGCACACCGCGAAGCCTAGTATTGTTACAGCAGACAGCCAGTATTTTAGGTGTTGGTGGAACAAGTAGTCCTGGAAACATAATCTATTTAACTTACGCTCCTAATATTTTGGGAGGAAGCGGTCCGGACGTACAAAAGTCTTTGGGTATATCTTTTGAGCAATTTAAGACTTGGGCAGAAGAGTACTTTGGAGACAAAGGGAGGGTCGCTTTTGGCTGATTCATACTTCACCTACACGACCATGCAAGGAGATACCTTTGATATCCTTGCCCTCGATGCATGGAACGACGAAACAAAAGCGCATTGGATCATTCAAGATAATCCAGATTACGCCAGCACAATTGTCTTTAATGCTGGAATAGATTTAAGAATTAGAGTCGTGGATCCATCGGCAGCTTCGACTCTTCCGCCATGGAAAAGGTGATGTAATATGCAATTAATTTACGAGGGCAAAGATATAACTGGTGATGTAGAAATTCGAAAGGCGGACTTGATTGACAATGCTACGGGAGAGTTTGACAGTATTGAGTTGTCTTTCAATGACCCAAAAGGTCTATGGAGTCAATGGAAACCAGAAAAGAATCACACTATTCAAGTCAAAGAATCAGGATTTGATAGCGGTGTTATGTACGCTGATGAATTGGGACAGCAACGGGGTCTTATAAGTATTAAAGCATTACCAGTCAAACAAGATGCCAAGACGAATAATATTAAATCTTGGGACAATGTGAGACTGCTTGGATTAGCCCAAGAGATTGCGACAAAACACGGTCTTACGCTTCAAACCTACGGTGTTAAAGATCAACTATATACGAGGGTAGACCAATACGAGCAGACTGATCTTGAGTTCCTATTCAAGCGTTGTCTACTCGAGAGTTGTGCCCTTAAAGTTTCTGATGGGAAACTAATTGTTTATGATGAAAATTACATGGAAACTCAAACTGCAGTCAAAACATTTAACCCTGACGACATGGATGGAGATTTTTTATTTAAGAATAAATCAAACCAAATATTTGGAGTATGTAAAGTATCGCATAAAGACATTCAATATGAATTCAAAGCACCTAACACCTACGGCCCAACACTAAAATCGTTTGATATAGTTTTAGGAAGTTTGGGAGAGGCGGAGAGATTCTCAAAGGGACTCCTCCGGTCTAAAAACAAACTTGAAAATACCTTTTCTGGAGTGATAAGACTTGATCTAGGAATTGCCTCTGGGAATGTACTTTCAATGAATAATTTTGGCTTAGCAGACGGTAATTATTTTTCCTATCAAGTTATCCATAGGTTAGTTCAAAAACGCACCTCATTAAGACTGAGAAAGCCACTGGAGGGATATTAAATGGTACTCAGGGGAATTGTATCGAGCATCGAAGAAGCGGGAACGAGGGTTGCGTTTCCAGACAAAGAGAGTACAGTATCAGCTCCACTACCAAAGGTTAGTAGCGTTGGAATTCTTGAAATTGGTAGTAGCATTGTCGCAGTGTTCTTTTCAGATAATCTGCAAGACGGCCTTATTTTGGCCAAATATTAGGCAGGTGATGAGTTATGCCTATTGCTGTATTCGGAAATAAAGTCTTTGAAATAACGGACTCTAAAATATATACCATGGAAGGGCTGCAGTATAGCACTTCTCTCGATACTGAAAAGCAAGATGCCGAAGGGAAGAAACCCAGCACTTACAACAAAGGTCCTGGCTTGAGCGGATTGAATTTCACTCTGAAGCTTGATGTTACCCAAGGGGTAAATCCTCGTCGCGAGATGGAGTCATGGGAAGCGATTAAGGATGCGGCTATAGCTTATCAGTTTATTCTTGGGAGAAGTCCACTGGGGTCAAATAAATGGCTGCTAATTGATATTCAGGCATCGGGATCCGTGATTGATAATCTAGGAAATATGTTAAAGGTTGAACTACAACTGAAATTTGATGAATTTGTTCGTGCTGGTGCCAAAAAATCTAAAAAGGAAAAGTCAGTTTTTCCGGGCTTAACAGGTCAAAATAATGATGAATCCTGGGGGTATAAGAGAGAAAACCCAGCAATGCAGTCTATGGCAGACTACAATAAAACAAGGTTCTTAGGGGGGTAATTATCTGTGGAGCAAACAATCGTGACTTCTCAGGTAGATTTAGATTGGTCTGCTAAAGGCGGTCAGCGGAGAGTGCAGAATATACGTAATCTCCTTAATACTTGGCGCTATGACATTGCTTACAATCGTATCATGGGCTTAAATCCTGATATGATCGATAAACCAACTCCAATTATGGCAGCTCTCTATACTGCAGATGTTTACAGACTAGTCCAGGAATACCAACCTGACGTAACGGTTAAAAGCGTAACCGTAAAAGGAATTGGAGCAGAAGGGCAAATTGATGCAGAGGTGGTGATCGAAGTTTGAGTGATATCAATTTTGTGGAAGTAGATGCTGCACAGATCCAAGCAGACATGATCGAACAGTTTGAACAGGCCTTAGGTGAAACTCTTTATCCAGCAGATGAACGTCTTATGTTTTTGCAACAAGAGACTCAAGTAATCGTCGGATTGAAAAACTTAATCAATGATAGCGCTAGGCAGAATTTACTAAGATATGCGCGCGGTGAAGTGCTAGATGCATTAGGCGAGCTTTACGGAGACCGGGGAAAACGACTAAGCGCTCAAAGTGCAACAACTACGTTTAGAATAACACTTTCAGCTGCGCAAACATCAAATTATGTAATCCCTGCCGGGAAAAGAGTCACACCTGACGGATTACTTTATTTTGTCACCAGTTCAGCCGTGACCATTCCGCTAGGTCAACTAACAGGAGATGTCCAAGGGGTTGCCGAAGATGTTGGATCTCAGTATAACGATTTCATCGCAGGACAAATCAAAACCATAGTGGATCCGATACCTTACGTATCAAGTATCATTAATATAGATACAAGCTCCGGCGGGACAGATATTGAGGGTGACGACAACTATCGTGAGAGACTTCGGTTATTACCGGAGTCTTTTTCTACAGCCGGCCCTGAAGGAGCTTATGTTTTTTGGGCCAAGACGGCCGATAGCACAATAGTTGATGTTGCAGTGGACAGTCCGTCTCCTTGTGTGGTTCGGATCGTGCCTCTTTTACAAGATGGAGAGATTCCAACTCAGAGCGTTCTTGATGCTGTTCTCGCGGTGGCATCGGCAAAAGATAAGAGGCCTCTAACTGACCAAGTCCAGGTTGAAGCACCAACAGCGGTATCTTACAATATTACTCTTACCTATTATCTTGATAAGAATTTAGCTGATGAAGTAAAAGATCGTCAAGCGATCGAGGGTGAGAAGCTAGATATCGGAACTGACAGCGCGGTATATAAGTATATTTCTTGGCAACAAAGCTCGTTAGGACTTGATATAAACCCTGACATGCTTAGGTATTTTATTCAGAGTGCAGCACAATACCAACTTGGCAACACAACCAAAACGGCGGTCAAAAGAATTACTCTGACTTACCCTGCCTATACAGCTATCGAATCGACTCAAGTGGCTAAGGTTGGTACTGTAACAGTAGTGTATGGAGGGCTTGAGTAATGCATTTAAGCGATGTCGATTTACTAAGTTTACAGAGCGGATACATGAAAAACGACTCTACAACAATTGCGTTTTGTCGGGCCCTTAGCCCTCAATTCCAGCAACTATCTGGAGAGGCTATAAAATGCTTAATTATTGCTCGTTTAAACGAATTAAAATGGGTTACAATTTCCCCGGGAATGGTCGTTAAGGCATTCACACCTGGGATATCAAACGAGCAAGTACTTGATGAATTAGCTTGGCAATTGAACGTTAATTGGTATGATCCATCTGCCGATATTGCTACAAAACAGCAGATAATACGCAGTGCAATAATAGTGCATATGTTTAAGGGCACACCATACGCTGTCGAACAAGTTATACAAGCATATTTCGGAGAGGGAGAAGTCCAGGAGTGGTTCGAATACGGAGGAGAACCAGGCATGTTTAAGGTCTTAACAACTAATCCAGCTGTAACGGCTGAATTGGCTAATCAATTTATAGCAGTGCTGAATTCAGTTAAGAATGTACGCTCTCATCTAGAGGCGATCTTGATCTCCTTATCTGGTCAGCTAGATATGTACCTTGGTAATGCTGTTCATACTGGGGATTTTTTAGAAGTTAGGCAGGTGGGTTAATATGAGCTCTTTTGGTGGGCTATTATTCACGGCGGTTGGGCGTAATTTACAAGCAAAAGCCCAGGCTGGAGCGCAACTGAATTTCACACGGATAGCAATAGGTGATGGTGACCTGGGGGGCACTGCTGTTGATGATCTTACGGCGTTAAAACATCAGGTGAAATCACTGAGTATTACCAAGCTAAAAACGTTAGCTGGGGGAAATGCAGTTGTAGGAACATCATTTTCAAACCAAGATGTCGTAGTGGGTTTTTACTGGAAAGAGCTTGGAGTCTTCGCCCAAGATCCAGACCTTGGTGAGGTTCTATATTGTTACGGTAATGCTGGTGCCAGCGCTGAGTATATCCCCCCTTCAGGTGGAGCGGATATTCTTGAGAAAAGTATTGATGTTGTTACCATTATTGGGAATGCAACAAATGTTTCGGCGACCATTAATGTATCGCTAGTTTTCGTAACGGATCAGGAATTTAATGACCATGCTGGCGACAATGTGATTCATGTTTTGCAAACTGATCGTGATACATGGAATGCGAAAGAAACACCATCCGGTGCTCAAGCCAAGGCTGATGCTGTGCAGACTAATTTAACTAACCATATAGGAGCTGCAGACCCGCACATCGGATACGTAAAACACTCTCTGGCTACTGCATTAAGTGATTTTTTAGTGGCATCTGGTCCAGGGTTATTTGTTAAAAAGACTTTAGCAGAAGTTAAATCTATTCTAGGATTAGGAACTGCGGCCTATACACCTTCAACAGCTTATGCTACAGCAGCCCAAGGAACCCTTGCAAATAATGCCATACCATCATCACTCAAAGGTGTTGCTAATGGAGTTCCTACACTTGGGGCAGATACAAAAATTCCAGTGGCACAAATACCGAGTTTAGACTATGTTCCCTTAAATACAGTAACAGGAACAATATCAATCATTGGAACAATTTTAGGAGGATCTCCTATACCTTATACTACTTTGTCATTTCCTCTACCAACTGGTTTAAAAGAAATAAACATTTTATTTATTGGCAACCTCTACATGTTTAGAAAAGCTAGTACAAAGCAAATTGTAATAAACGGAGACGGGGCAGCTATGAGGAGTAATGGTGATGTAATTGCAGTAGACTCAAGTAACTACAATTACTTAGGTTCCTATTACACAGGCGTAAGTGACATGTACGTCTCTAACGATAGACTTTACATAGTTGCTTATAGGCGGGAAGGTCAACCTGATGTTGCTGCAAGTGGAACGCTTAAATATGAAGGGCGGTTATGATGAAGTATTATGCTTTAGTTTTTAATGACAAAATTATTGGAAAATGTGAATCAGATTTAGGAATTGAAGAGAAAAATGGTTATAAGGCGTTGGAAAAGCAGACTTATGAGAAGATATTGAACACTCCATGCTCTTATGTAAAAGATGAACAGGGAAATATAATTGACGTTGAAACTATTATGTTTCCAGATATACTGCCAAGGATAACAGAAACAGAAATCCTCTGGCAAACTATAACCGACTTACAACTAGACTTAATCGTAACAAATCAGTTCTTAACCGATGCTCAGATAGAAATTGAATCACTTAAAGGAGGTATTTCATGATGGATTGGTACGAAGTCTGTAAGTATCGATATCCACGTAAATATATGACGTTAGCACAGCTTAATAAGGTGCTAGAAATGAAGTTAATTACCCAAGAACAATATAATGAGATTGTAAGCGCCTAAGGGCGTTATTTTTATTGCCAGCAAATCAATAGGGGGTGTATTTATTTTGGGGATAGCAAAACTTTTATATGACCTCATAGGAACCCCAGTTCCACAGTTTTTAAAGCGCGATGGATTATCATTTGAGGCTATCAAGGGCGCCAACGGGGCAATGGATGTTAACCTCAAAGATGCTGCTGGAGGTGTCAACGCTCTGGCTGTAAATTCGGATGGTAGTATCAATACTAAACTAAATGGGAGTTTAGCGAAGTTAGGTAAATTAAGACAAGATTACAATACACTAGTGCCTGCTGGCACGTCATCTATTGTACAGATTGTACCAACAGTTGGTTTTATGGGTAAATTATTAGTTGTTGGTTACTTTGTACCAGCA